AAAAAGAACTATGTGTTAAACTTTAGTGAAAATAAAATTGTAACTGTTATAAATACACTAAAATTATCTGATACAGAGTTATTAATTAAATTGTATGAACCGTTACCAGAAGACATATCAGAAAATTTTCAATGTTGGTTGGGTACAGAAGTAATATCCCCCGTTATAGATAATATAGTATTATATCCATCTGTAGATGTAAATGTAAAAAATACATTAGCTGGACCTAATTTTGATGTTGATATTGACTATTGGACTGTAACTGAAACAGATTTAAAAAATTGGAATGAGTTGTTAGGTGATAATGCGATAACATCACAAAAATTAGTAGACCAATATTTTTCTGGTTCATTATCTGGAATAGATTTAAACATTAGATATAATGAATTTGATAATTTTATACATTTTAGTTCTGCTGAAGAACGAGTGAATAATTTTATTTATAAATTAAATTTAATAGAACAGTATGAATCCGAATTAGCATTATTAGATACCGTTACTGGTTCAATTGAAGGAAATACTGTTAATACTGTAAATAGAAAGAATTCTGTAATATCAAATTTCGATGACTTTGAAAAGTATTTATATTTTCAAGCAACAGGGTCAATATATACATATCCGGGTAGTTCTTCCGTTGACCCTTTTCCGAAAGTACCTACTGTAATAAGTAATGTTTCAAACTTTACATGGGAAGATGCGTACCAAAGTTGGTATGAAGCTAATATATTGTTTGCCGGACAAGAAACAACTGTTATTCCAGCCGAGTATCCATATTCGAATTATTCTGTTACTTCATCTGCGGCACAATCTTGGATAACATCTACTTTACAGATAGCACAAACATACGACAGACAAAATAGAAATGCGTTAATAAAAACAATACCTGAACATATTAGACGAGACGAAGCAAATAGTAATTATGAATTATTTGTAAACATGATTGCACAACACTTCGATATAATATGGACATATATAGATAAATTAACTTCATTGAATAATAGAAATGAACACCCCGATGATGGACTATCAGACGAGTTACTATACGACGTAGCTAAAGGATACGGTTGGACATTAACAAACGGGAATCAAGTAGACGACTTATGGAAATATGTATTAGGCACAAATGAAGAAGGTGTATTAGAAAATTCTGGTTCAACGGGATTAAGAACAAAACCTAGTAACAAAAGAACAACTGAAGTTTGGAGACGAATTGTAAATAATTTGCCATACATACTTAAAACCAAAGGAACAAGTCGTGGTGTTAAGGCATTACTAAGTGCGTATGGTGTTCCTCGTTCTGAACTAGTAATTAGAGAATACGGAGGAACAACACAATTTGATGAAACTCCAAATTATGATTATGCTAAACACGATTACTTAACAGAGCTAACAGGAACAGAGACAGCTACTATACCTTGGAAAAAAGTAAACACACATTCTGAATACCCAAGTCATATAACACTTATTGTTAATCCGAACAATGGATTATTATATTCGTATAATAAGACATCACTCTTAAATGTAGGTAGTGCGTTTGGTGTTAGTTTAGAAACAACATCTTCACATAAACAAAAAGGAACATTAAATTTTTATCTAAATGGGTCTAGTGGTTATTTAACAGCATCAATAGAAGGTGGGTATGTATTAGATGGTAATCCTCTGTTATTATCGATTAATAGAACACAAACAAATGACACCGATTCCGAAGACCAGACATATACATTTTCTTGTTTAAAAACAGACGGTAAAAATGTAATTACATACTTAACAGCTAGTCTAGATATAGATGGTTCATCACAAAGTACATACAACGATAGTTGGACAACAGACTCTACATTGTACATCGGAACATCTAGTGTATTCGGAGCAACATTCTCTGGAAGTTTTAGTGAATTAAGATATTGGAAAAATGCGTTAAGTCAATCTGTTATAAATTCACATTGTTTATCCAATAGGTCATATAGAGGTAATTCTGAGAGTTCATCTTATTATGACTTACAACTTAGAATTCCATTTTCTGACAATACTATTAATTATTCAGAAACACAAAGTTTATCATCGATACACCCTAACCAGAATATTAATGTATTTACAGATAGTTCACCACTGACTGCGTCATTAACTAATTTTACATCGGAATCATATACAACAGTATTAAATGATTATGTCGTTGATACTCCATCATTAGGTGCAAATAGTTTGTATTCAGATAAAATAAAAATAGATAATAATTCTTTATCCGGTAGATTATCTGTTGATTCAAAAGCAGAAGTTAGTGAGTATTCAAAATCTCCAACAGATTCAAATAGATTAGCAATTGCGTTTAGTCCACAAAATGTAATTAATGAAGACATATTTGAGCAAATGGGTCATTTTAAAATAGATGACTATATAGGAGACCCACAATACATTAATCAAAGTGGATACCCTAAGTTAAAGACAATAATGAATGAGTATTGGAAAAAATATTCAGACAAGAATAATTATGTCGATTATATTAGATTAGTTTCTTTGTATGACTTTTCTTTATTTAAACAATTAGAACAAGTTTTACCGATGAGAGCTAATAAGATTTTAGGGTTATTAATTGAGCCTACTGTTCTAGAGAGAAATAAAGTTAAGTCACAACCTAATATATCTATACTAAATAATTTACAATTAGAATTTTATTTAGAACAACCTACTATGTTAGATTTAACAGGTTCGTTTGATTCAGTTAAAAGTGATATTATAAAGTGGAAAGATGATTTTGGAGATATACTAGGTGAACACAATAGTTATAGTGGGAGTATATTTAGTATAACACAAACTATAGACGGTGAGTATAATAGTTATAGTGGTTCGATAAATTCGGAAGAATGGCTTTTAGGTGGGAACTATATAGGAAATACATCTGGTTCGTATTGTGGGTTATTTATAAATTCTAATTATGAAAATCCATCAGAATATAGACACTTGAGTATTAAAAAAGTAAGTGGTAGTTTATTAGATAGTGGTTACGGATATGGATATATAACACAAAGTAATTCACAAGATGTATATAACCCAGTTTCTAATTATATTTATATACGTTCTTCTAATAACTATTATAACAGTACAGAATATTTTTATTCAAGTTCTGTTTCAGCAAGTTTAGATAATGCGTATTCATCTTCACTTAAAACAAGTGACGCACCAAATCCAAACGATTTAGCATTAGGTATAAAAAAATATAGATATTTAGGAACAAAAATATCAGGTCCAGCAATAAACGAAAATAGTTCAGAAACAATAGATGGTGGACCTGTAGTAACTTCATTCGACACACCTGGTAATGAGCTGTATACTAAAGATTATGATGTTTCTGGAAGTTTAACTGTAAATTAAAATAGAGGTAAGTATGAAAAAGACAGAATTACAAAACTTAATTAAAAGTGTAGTAAAATCTGAATTAGATGATTTAAGGGAAGATATAGTTAATTTATTAGCTGTTGTATTAGATGAGGTAAAATCATCAAACACAAGTAAATCACCTATACATGAATCTAGAATCAATAAACATATTAATGGTTTAGATTTAGAAAAAATTGGAGCAACGACACCAGCTAAAAACCCAAGAGGTGTTATGGACGTATTAAAACAAACGTTAGATGAAGGCGAGTGGAGACAAATGGACGATGTTGGACAAAATAGTTAATAATAAAATATTTTTATATATATTTATATATACAAAATAAAAACAAGGAAAACAATTATGGGATATCTTAATAACAATACAATTTCTGTCGATGCAATTTTAACAAAAAAAGGAAGGGAGTTATTGGCTCGTGGAAGAAATGAGTTTAATATAACACAATTTGCGTTAGCTGATGATGAAATAGATTATAATTTATGGAATCCGGCACACCCATTGGGTTCTGACTACTATGGTGTAATAATAGAAAATATGCCAATTACAGAAGCCGTTCCTGATGAAAATCAAAACATGAAATATAAGTTAGTTACATTAAGTAAGAAGACAGTTAGAATACCAATAGTAACTGTACCTAATACTACAATTACATTAACAGCCGCTGGAGATAGTTCTGTTATTTCACCGAGTACATCTAACTTTCCAAACGGAAATCAAACACTTGGTTACACAGCAATATTATCTGATAGTGAAGCGGCATATATAAGAGTAGCACCTGGAGGTGAATTAAGAAATGGTATTCAACCTACAGTTCCAAGATTTATAGGAGATACTGAGTCTGCACAATCTGTAACTGTAATAGGTAGGAGTTTCGAGGTAGTTGCTAAGAATCAACCATTAGCACAAAAAACGGCAACTGTTACAATCATAGGTAATGAAACTGGTGGTAGAGTAACTATTGACTTAACTGTTAAGAAAACAGAGGTAGCTACTTCTGGACAAGATATTAGAATCGATTAATAGGAATTAAAATGGCAATAAGACAAAACGGAATGAATATGTTTGGTGGATTTTATAACACCGGAGGAGGAACTTTTAATCCTGGAGGGGGAGTAACACCGGGCGGAGGAATGCCACCAGGTCAAAGTTACATAGGAGACGCATCAGGAATGATAGGTTCAAATCTATTTGACCCAAGAATGGGTGGTGGACAAAGTCTAATACCACTCAACCCAAGTGTAGGTGGAGGAAATTTTGGACCTGTAGTTGACGCACAACCATTTAATCCAAACTTAAATCCAAGTTTACCTATAAGTCCTATACCGATTGGAGGGGGAACTATACCATCGTTGCCACCGATAAATAATTTGCCACCTAGATATATTCCAACTCCTGTTCCAAATCCACCGATTACAACAGAACCTCCTACGTTAAGACCTGACCCGTTACCCACACAACCTAAGTTTGAACAAAACTTTCAACCTAAAGATGTTGGTGGAAATGGAGTCACGATAATGCCGTGGACATCTGGGATGGTAAATTATGATAACTCACAAAATAATAATGATAGAGGTAGTGGTAGATTAGGACCATTTCCGAACAACGGAGGAAATTCGGGAACAAATAATCCCCCTCCTCCACCGGATGATATAGACCCAAAAGACCCTAAGAATATACCGAGTGGAACACGAATATATACGAAATTTAATTCGAACACCGATATTATAGATAGAGTTAAAGAAGTACGAACAAAAGGATTATGGTATAACAATTCAGGTTCATTAGAAACATTCTTTACTGGTTCAAGTCAAACGGCAACACAAAAACAATATTACTATGAAGTATATCCAGAGTTATCTACAAATTGTGTATCACAACCACAATTCTCAGTAACTTACGGTCACAGATATGGTAGTGGTAGTTATAGTGGAGGAGGACAATTAAATGACAGTCCATCTAAAGCTATATATAGTCAATATAAGTTATTGTGTTTAAATCAAAATGAAACTATATTTGAATTTAAGAATAGTGTAACATCTAATCACATATATGCAATAAACTTAAATAGAAATAGATTAGAAGATAAATTGGACCCAGGTAATTTTCAATTGTCACTAACTAAACTAACTGGTGATAGTTATGATAACTTAGACTATACAGGTTCAAATGTTAGTGTAGATACAGGTTCAACGTTATTCACATTAATAGATGATTCAGGTGATGCAAATCAATCTGTAACACATCTAGGTTCATCGGGTAGAGTATATAACTTAGTATCAGGTAGTATAAGTTCAGGAGCTTACACAGGTGATAATAATTCGTGGGGATTAGTATATCCTGATTTAGGAATATTAGTTTTAAATGCAGATGTGGTAGACCAAAGTTGTTCATTTAATAGTGTAACTTCATCAAACGTAAATGGAGATAACGCTTATAAATTATTTACTGCAATTTCGGGAGCGGCAGCACCAACAGCTAATCGTTCAACAACATATAGTTTTGATGCAAGAAATAGTGAAACTGTAATGAGTACACATTATTTTGTAAGGGTTAGAAATACAGAATACAACTTTAGTAATAACCCAACGTATGTGTCCGGAACACTAGGTGAGTTTTCACAACAGACATTTATTGGTGACCCAAAATCTTATATAACAAGTGTAGGACTATATAATAATAGAAATGAATTATTAGCAGTAGCAAAAGTAAGTAGACCGATTAAAAAGTCGTTTACAGAAGAATCATTGATTACTGTTAAACTAGAATATTAAAAAAGGTAGATAATGGAAAAAAGTATATCCGAACAAATAAACGAGAAGGCTCAAGAAATAGCCTCTCAAATGACACAAGAAAACAAAAGGTATGATGAGATACGAAACTCTGGTAGAGTATTTACTATGTTTCAAACCGATGATGTTATAGCAAACCAAAAAGAAGTTGTAACAGCACCGTTATGGTCAGATGAGATAGCTACATTAGATTCGTTTTATACAAATTCACTACAAACAAATGATCAGAAACAATATTATTACGAAATATTTCAAACAGGGTCATCACTAACAAACGCACAACCACAGTTTTCTGTAGCTTATGGACATAAGTTAGGTAGTGGTAGTTATAGTGGGTCAAACGGATTGTCTACATATCCATCTAAGGCAATATATGCACAATATAAACAACTATTACTTGACCCAGGTCAAACGGTATTTACATTCAAAGGTGGTGTTACATCTAATCAAATTTACGTTGTTAATATTAATAGAGCAAGATTTAAAGAAAGAATTGACCCAGGAAATGTACAACTAAACTTAGCAGAATTAAACGGAGACAGTTACGCCAACAACGCATTCTCTGGTTCTGTTGTAGGGATAAACGCCTCCGACAAAGTAATACAATTAATAGATGATTCAGGAGACACAGGTGAAACAGTTACTTCAGTTGTTAATTCGAGTAGAGTATATAACATAGTTTCCGGAACAATAGATAATGGTGTATATTCAGGAGACACAACTGGATACGGATTATTTTATCCAGAAAAAGGTGTTATGGTATTAAATGCTGATGTATTAGATATTAGTTGTTCGTTTAATAGTGTAACTTCATCAAATAAAAATGGAGATAATGCTTATAAATTATTCACATCTATTTCTGGTAGTTCTGTTATTAATAGTGCGAGTTATAACTTCCAAGGTAGAAGTTCAGAAACATTAACATCAACTCATTATTTTGTAAGAGCAAAAGCACCAGAATACAACTTTAGTAATAATCCATCATTCGCAACAGCATCTACTGGAAATTTAAGCCAACCTGACTTTGTAGGTAATCCACGAACTTATATAACGATGGTTGGGTTATATAATGAAAAACAAGAGTTGTTAGCAGTAGCAAAAGTAAGTCAACCATTATTGAAGTCTTTTAATAAAGAACTTGTAATAAAGTGTAAATTAGATTATTAATTAGGAGTAAACAATTGAAAAAATCAGAACTAAGAACATTAATACGTGAAGAAATTCAAAAGATAAATGAATCATTTAATAAAGAATATGACACGTA